GCTCTGAATCTGGCAAGTCCCCTGGTGAAGTGTGTCCTGAATCTGGCAATTCTCAAGCGCAACAAAAGGCATCAGGTCACCTCTATCTTTCCAAGAGTTCCCTGAATCGTGATTTTCCCCTTCATCACAACCTTCCCGCCCTGCATATCAGTCAAAGAAATTCCGCTAGAGTCAGAAACAATTTTGTTACCGTTTTTATCCTCTACAGAAATTTCCTCACACTTATCTATTTTTATTTTTCCATCCCCACCCAAAAGACCACTAATCAGATTATTGCCATTCTCGTCCTTACTAACAACGCTGATAGAGCCGTCATTCATCAAATGAATCACAGCCCTAATATTTCCATCTTCATTCCGGGAATATATAATTCTCTCCCCAGGCTTAGCCCCCTGAGTCTTCCCCATTACACCGGCCACAACATAGTTTCCTGTTCCTTCTACAGGAACAAGAAGCACCCTGTCATTTTCCAGCGGCGGCGCATCATCTCCACTGGCCCCATAGGCTTTAGCGGTTACGTTAGCACCCGAATATATTTCAACAGTCTCAAGCAGCTCTTCTGTCTGCAACACACGAGCTACTCTTGCCATGGAAACACCTCTGGCAATTGCCCCGTCCTGCTTCCAGGAAGCACAAGAAGAAATTCCGTTGTTTCTCCCCCCTGATCATCTCGTTTCAAGCTCACCTGATCCGCAAGAAACTTAGTCTCTCTGTATATCTCGCAGCCAGGAGCTTTCACACTCACAGCCATATTTTCCCGGTACAGCCTTCCTGTCTTATCTCTGTGACCGCTAACAGTAAGCTTATACTTTACGCATTCGCCAAACATACGGCCCGCAAGAGATAAAACACCCTGCTGCAATGTCGTACCGCTCGCATCCTCTATAGCTTTTCCATAACAGCGCAGAACGCCATTCCTGATTAAAGCTTTATTTTCATAAGTATATTTTTCACTGTCATTTTCTTCAGTTGTCTTCGTATAGCCGGTTATATGGGAATACATCTTTTGCCCATCAAACTCAGGAGTACATGAAATAAAAGGCATTTCTCCCTGAATAAAAGTTGCAGAAACAGCCTCAATTTCCGGCTTATAAATCAAAAGGCTACCATCAGCCTTGTTAGTCATATACAACCCGCGCTGCTCGCAAAGCTTCATCAGAAAATCCCAGCATTTATCACTGAGCGACACTTCAACCTTATCAAAAGGCTCTCCTATATTTCCCTGAACGTTCACCCTTACACCAAAAGGCTCACAAACAGTGTCAGCAATTTCTTTTATATTCATTCCGCTGTATTCAGCCGGAAACAAAGAGGGCGGCAAACAGCTGTCAACAAGTACCCCGCAAAGAGGATAGCCCTGCACGTTCAAAGTCTGAGCGTCAGGCTTCACCTCTGGAGTAGGCGGCATCAATACACCTTTGAAAACCAAATCATCATCAAAATAAACATCGAAAACAGGATAAGAAAAAGGCCTGAACATATTTTTCAATGCAGCTGATTTATAATCCCAGACGCTTGAAAAACTAAAGCCATCAACACCGTTAACATTTCTTACAAGTGTATAGGCAGTAAAGCCTGTAAAAAGCTTTCCCTGTCCCATAAGCCCTAAATCTTTTTTTGCATCCTTATCCAGCAAAACAGATTCACCTGCAGAACTTCTGGAAGTGCTGCCACTGTCAGGAATAATAAGTACGTCCCCAACGTAAATATATGGGCTGCCGTCAGAAACCTTTCTTCTCCCGCTCAGCTGAGGATTTGCCTTAACAATCTCCGGCCAGCGCGCCGAGCTGCCATAAAACTTAACGCTGATTTTTGTCAGAGTATCATTTGAAACTACAGTATATACCTTAGCCATAGTATCTCACCTCTCTACCCATAGGAATCAGTTCTATCTCATCAGCATTCAGCCCGTTGTCCATTATAAACTCATCAGCCCTGTCAAAGCCCTGCTTTCCGTAAAGCTCACACAATAATTCATAAAGCTGCCTGTCCTTTCCCAGCTTGATTGTTCTTGCCATTGGAAGATCAAAAGCAACTTCATGCAGCATTTGGACTGATTTTATAACAGTCTCTAAGACAGCCTCATAGCTTTCACCCGTATCAACAAAAGCATTTTTAGCCACCTGGCCATCGATATAATCCTTATACACTTCAAACTGAACAGCCACAGCATCTGCAATTGCAAAAACATCACCACGGCTCAAAATTTTTCCGGCATTACTTTGACTTCCAGCCCCACTTCCAGAGCTTCCATAATTATCTGAAGTCCCTGAAGACTCACTCACTACAACATTTGCAAAAGCTCCCTCTTTTGCACTTTTAGCCACACCAAAAGAAAGAGAGGCAACCATTGCCCCTACCATAGTACTTGTAGCTGCATACTGATTTTTTATTGAATTTGCTCCCACAGGATCCATTTTTACATTATTTAACAAATCTTTAACAACACTCGAATAACCTTCAATTTTGGCCATTCCTTCAATTGCAATTTCACTAGGTAACTTTGCAGTTTTTATAACAACAGTTGCAATCTCCTGAGCTTTAGAAGCAAGTGTATCAACTTTACTCACCCAGTTAGTCACATTCAGCTTAAATTCATTAAGCATCTGCAAAAGAGACTGTTTTTCTTTGATATTGCTGCACTTCTCACAAAGCTTTGCTATTCCTTTGAAAAGCGAATTGTCCTGAGTTTTCATCACGCCCTGAAGCTGGAGCTCATCATCAACTGTACCAGTCACAATCAGATTTAAGAATGATGAGTTTGCAGCATTCTCATATTTATTCATAGCCGCATCCAGTGCATCTTCAGCAGCAAGTTTGCTCAATGGAAGCGAGTCAGTCAAAGTCTCGCTAAATGTTATTTTTACGCGGCTTTCATTCAAAGCAGAAACCAGATCATCAGTTCGCTCAATAGTTCCCGTCGGAACAACCGTATGCTTCCCATATATCGGATGTTCAAGCGTTCCATAACCGCGCTCACTCAACGCATTTTCAAATTCTTCAGCAAGAGAAAGACAGTCACCGCCGGAAAATATCGCAGTCATCGGAAACTTCTTGCCACCAAGTCCAAGACTCTGAATCTCAGCCCCGTCAACATCCGGGAAAGTATGCTCAGCCGTCTTCAATGGTGTAGACCGGCTCAGAGCCGATTCATATCCGAAAACTATTCTTTTTCCTGATGGAGCTGTATAAACAGCTTCACTTATTTCGTCAGTCCAAGCCATCTATACAACCTACCGCCTTCCAGTCTGCAAAGTAAAAGCAGGAGCAGCGGTTGCCCCGTTCTTTACTGTCAGACCGTCACTAAGTCCAATTTCAACACGGTTAGTCGTTACCGACTCCTCACGTGAGTAGTTGTTGGCAACAGCCGCCGACCTTGTAGGCTCAGCCATGCTCGCAGCTGCATCAGCTTCACTTTCTGCAGGCAAGCCCCCCGCGCTGTCAGTCGCCCCGCTTCCAGCTAAAATACTGTTTCTCGTATTTTCAAAGAATCCGGCAATTTTATCATGCAGCCAGCCCAAGCCAGGAATCCAGGAAAGAGATTCCAAAATAGCCTGAATAGGAGCTGCAATCATCTGCAAGATGGAAAGTCCCAGCATCTTGATTCCGGCAATAAAACCGCCAACTTTAAAAGCATTGATAGTATCAAAAATGCCTCTAATTGTATTCCAGACAAATTCAAGTGGAGCAACAAGCGTCTTTAGAATTGCACCACCAATCCCCTTCATGTTTCTTATTCGCTCAAAAAATCCATCAACAGCCGCAGTCACCTTCTGCCACTTGCCTGTAAGAACAAGTATAATACCAATCAGAGCCACAATTGCAGCAATCACAATTCCAATCGGGTTAGCAGACAAGGCCGCATTCCAGAGCCACTGAGCAGCAGCTGCAACCTTCATTCCGGCAGCGGCCGCAATAGAAGCTGCTCCCTGAGCCTTAATTGCGACAGAAACACCCATTGCAGCAGCCTTATAGCCTATCATTATTCCCTTACCAAAGGCCATCACAACGTTAAAAGCCTGCATCAGCTTCATACCCACAACAATTGCTGTCATCGAAGCACGCCAGGCAACCATTGCACCCACAACGGCAAGAATGACTCCCCGGAACTTCCAGGCAGTCATTACCATACCAGTAACAGCGTCAACAATCTTTATAGCCGCATTAATCAACGGCTGAGGGTCAAAATTATTAACCGCTTCAGTAAGCTTCTTTAGCCCGGAACTTCCACGGGTCTCAAAAGCCTCAACAAACTTAAAGCCCAGCTCCGTGAGCCCGCTTACAAGCACCTTCAGCTGATTTATCAAACCGCCTCGAATAACCTCGGCACCCTTGGCCGCAGTTCCCGCACTGTTAGCCGCTGCTAAAGCGTAACTGTTCAAAGCTTCTTCGCCCGTATTAAGCAAGGCCGTAACAGCAGCAATATTCTGCTTGCCGAAGATGGCATAAATATTCGCATTCTTTTCAACGTCCCCCATTCCGGCCATTGCCTTATTAAACTGGCCTATAATCTTAGGAAGCGGCAACAGATTGCCAGCCGCATCTGTTGTGGTGATGTTCATCTTCTTTAAAGCAGCTGCAGCACTGCTTGTCGGTGCACTCAAGTTAGTCATAATATTTCTCAAATGAGTTCCCGCTTCAGCACCCTTAATCGAGTTATTAGCAAGAGCCGTCAAACTGCCGCTCATCACATTCAAATCATTGTTTGCCGTCTTAAAGAAGCTGCCGCCTGCACTAATCGCAGCACCCACATCCTGCAAGCTCATATAAGCACTGTTAGCTGTATATGCCATCACGTCAGAAATTCGCGTCATGTTCTTAGCAAGCTCTTCAGGCTTGTCAGACATCATTCCCATAACGTTCAGACTTCCAACGGCAAGCCCTACAGCCTCATCCATTCCAGTTAAAGCCGTAGTAGCAAGATCAGCAACACCAGGAAGAAGGGCAATAGCCTGCTCACTCTGCACACCAGCCTGGGCCAGCGTCTTCATTGCGTTTCCAGCCTGCACCGCATCGAACTCTGTTGCAGCGGCAACATTTCGCACCGCTCGCCCCATATCCTTTAATTTAGATTCAAAATTTTCTGCCTGAGTAAAAGCCGGGCCATAGGCCGCAGCAGCAGAGCGGATAGACTCGTCATATTGTGCATACTGCCTTGTAGCAACAGCAAGCCCGGCCGCAATCGCACCAACTCCAACCTTCACGCCCATACTAAGGGCCGAAGACATAGTAGCCCCCAAAGCATTCACCCTAGTCTGAGCCTGGCTGATTCCACGCCCAAGCACTCCGGCCGCAACATTGCCCTGAGAAGCCATTTTATTAAGCTGATTAGTAGCCCTGTCTAATATACTGAATTCAGTAACGACTTTGTAATTCTTCATCGCTTACCACCTTCAGCCATGCAGGCTTTCACAATCTCAGTGATTCTAGCTTCAAGCTCGTCCTCATCTCTGTAAGCAGGCTCACCGTTATTATTTTCAAGAACATGAGGCACAAAGTCAGTCTTAGCCATCAGCTCACGCTCACGCTTTAACGTCTGCATTACCTGGGCAAAACTCAAGCCGGAATGTCTTCTGGCCTCTATGTCATAAGTAGTCAGTCCGTTGTCCAGCAGCGTCTGACTCGCATTTGCTTCTTTGTTTCTGTCTACTGATGGACGATTCAAGCCAGTCCATACACACTGCATCCATCCGTTAACAATTCTCCACGCTTCAGGGTTTCCATAAGCACGCACAAAGCCTGGAAGCTCAATCTGACCAGTCAAAGCCATCTGAGTAATCCAGCATTCATAAATCGGCTTGTTAACCGCAAGTGAAAAACTCTTTACAAAGTCACTCAAATAAACTTCAAATTCATTGTTAGCCTGTCTGCTCGCACTGTAATTGTTGCCGAACTCCATCATCAAGATTTCCGGCGGAATGTTGTGACTCCATGCCAGTACGGCAATAATGCTCTTTTCAAAAGTCGAGTAATTAACATTAGGCCTGTTGGTCTGAAAGCTCGTAATCTTTCCCCCGTTAGGAGCCTTATACACAGTGCCCGGATTCATAATGTCAATCTGATTAGTCGGTGGAGTCACATCCAGATAAGCTGGTGAAGGCCCATCCGGCAAAGGTGGCAAAGGCGCGCCGTTTACAGCACCCGCTGTACTCGCAGGAGCCGCCGGGCCTCTCAAGCTTCTCGCATAATCAGCCGGGCCTGCAGCAATCTTTATCTCATTTGGAGCTTCTTCCAGGAAAAGCGGAATCATTGCGTTAACAAGACTAGCCCGCACCTCAGCATCACGAGTACGGTCTAAATCCTTCAGCATATAAATTGCATCGGCAAGGAAAGGCTCGCCCCTCACATCATCCACAAAATGCTCAGAACCGTAAACCATCCAGCTGATTAAGCGGCCGCTTTTTTCTCCTCTTACAGGAATTCTCTCATATTCATAAGCCCCGTCAACAATACTTTGCACGTAAAAAGCAACGCGCTTTCCCCACTTGTCAAATTCAACACCATGCTTGATATAATGCCCTTCAATCAAATTGGGACTGTCCGGCGTTCTTATATGATCACCGTTCACCCATTGCCATCTAGGAAGATTAGTAGCCTTGTCAATTCTGCTTATAATAATGCCGTCGCCGCTTATAAGGCTTTCAGTCCTTACAAGCTTCTGAAAAGCTCCGAAAGTGTCTTTCTTGCTCCAGTCAAAAACAGCAGGACTGTTGCAGTACAAATCAAACTCATTTGCAATTTTGTCACTGTATTCAACAGCCTTCTGAGCCTGCTCCACTCCATCCCTTCCAGGAAAAAGAACGCTTCCCATAGGAGTAGGAGTTGCAACAATTCCAGTATGAATCTCATTAGTCACAAGACGGCGAATCACACCCTTCATATAGGTGTTAGTCCTGAATAACTTCATGCT